CGCTATCAACTTTAATACTACCACCCGTTGCAGGAAGACCTTGAGAAGCATCTGTCTGAGGAAGAAAGATATTATTAGCGTCTTGGTTGTCTTTATTGTCTATTAAAAGTCTCATTTGGCAGATGTAATGTGTTAATTCAAATTAGGTAAAATCGTTGACTTTACCAATACTCACTATACCGTATTTGGCACATGAAACATATTTTGAGTTGATGCTTTTTCAATTGGATTATTGAAATCTCCGGGAATAAGCTTAACCCAATTTTGTTCAAATCTTCTGTAATCTTCAACATCAGGCATATAAAGATCAGCTCTTGCTCTTGAGCAGGCTTCTTCCCATTCGTTTTTCTGTTGATAAAAATTCAACCCGGCAGGATGTTTCCAACCTCTTGTCATCATTTTGAAGATCATATGTTGAGATATGGCTTCATGAACTCTTGGATTATCAGGTATAATTGGAAACCCTTCACTGTCAAGAGGAAATGCTTTATAAAGAAGCAATATAAAACGATCATCAATTGATGTCTTGATATATCCCCCATCAACTTTATAATAATGAGGACTCGCTGATTTTAAACTTGGAGAATATTGATGGTGATATTGTCGGCTTGAAGCAAAATCATTGCCGGCATATCGCATTACTTCTCTGTAATTTTCTTTTGATGTATCTTTGTTAAAATCCTCTTGACCAATATAAATGACATTAATCATTTCAAAATTAAAAGGAAGTTTGACTGTATTATTTTTAATACGAAGAATAATATCTTGATCTACCAGTGATGGAGCGACACCAATTTTATAAAGTGCTTCGGCTCCCCATTCAATCATATCATCTTGAAAACTATCCGAACGGATGTTATAATCGCGATATGTTTTAGCGATTGTTTGTTTGATTGATACGAATTGATACTTGGCGCTCATGTTGTAAAAGAGAAGTTTAGCTTATTTATAGGATCATCTTTAATAAATTGCTTGAGTCTTGTTGAAAGTCCTTTTTTTCCTCTATTCGATATGAATCTGTAAACAGTCTTATTTGGAACAGAACACATTATTCTATACCAATGAATATAGCAATAATCATCGTCAGTATGGAGTACTAAATATTCTTCCCCTTCTCCGGTTTCATTATCATATAACTTTTTACCTTCTTTGAGAAGTTGTTCTTTTCTTTTATTAGTAGCTCCCCAATTAACTCTTGTGTTTTTAAAATTTCTATGAGCACGGCATATTTGCATACTTCCGAGACGACCACCAAGATTTACAGGAATACCGGTTAAAAGTTTACCAATAAGCATTTTATTAAACTCATTAATTACTTTTTTGTAAATCTTTTTTGAAAACATTCCACGACGCTCATTTACGTAATAGTCGTAGTGGTCATTAAGATACCATTCCATCGTCTTCGAGGTCTAATGTTTTATCTTCGGGAATACGAGTTTGATTATAATACCGTTTTAACAAAGATTCAATTATTCTCATTTGCATTTGAGAAGGTGTTGGATATCGCGATTGAGAGTCAAAAGAATCAATTTCGCTCGGATCTTCAAATATACCATAAAATGTTGCTGAAACAGGTATATCTTCACTTTCGATAATGTTATCGAAGTTATTGTTATCTATTTGAAACTCGTTATGCTCCATCAGGGTATCTACATATGCGATATAGATATCACCTTTATAAATAGTTGCAACAAGATTTTTAGAACTGTATTTATTGAAACCGTGTAGAGAAAAACGATTTGATTCTACAAATTTAATTGAGCCAAACTTGTTTGTCGTAAGTCTTGCCGGTATTTCATCAGCAACACTACACAGTTGAGGTATCGCTGTTGATGATTTATAAATTTCAACATTAGCTTCTGAAGTAATTGACATAAAATTAATTTCAGGCGCATCAATAGTATCATTTACTTCAGAAAAATTAAGATCAATACTTTGGTAAAAATCTTGAGGATTTAAATTTCTCCATTCACGACGAACCATTGTTGATCGAAGTTGATTAACATCATATTCAATTTGTTTAGGGGATACATCACTATTATTCGTTGATTGTCCACCTGAAACATGATTGCGAATACGATATACAATTTGCTGAAGTGTCATACAGTTATTGTTTCAGAAATTGGAGGTTTGAATGTAACTGTGATTTCACAATCTTCGAGAGGTTCGCATTCATGGTTGAGGTTTTTCATAATGGTGTAAGACGAACCTTCATTTAAAATAATTATATTTGTTTCAAGAGTAAGTTTTAAAACACCTGAGATAATATGGATTGTTTCCATGTTGGGGTGGGAATGCATCGGAAGAACAAAACCTTTTTTACCTTTTGCGTGAAATATATCTTTCGACTTATCTACATAAATGAGCTTTAATGTCCATCCTTTAGCAATACGAATTGACGTTTGCATCAAACGAGGTATTACTACCAACCGTCCATCTGTAATAGACTTTTCAATACTATTCTGAAATTGTCTAACAGCTTCCTTTAGTTTCCATCTGTGGTATTCATATTCCCTCTCCTTTCGTAGAATAGATTGGTTTCTTCGATCACTCTGTTCCTGATCTCTAAATCTTCTATCCTTTCTGTCAGTAATGTTTCGTATTTCTCCTCGATCGATATGTGTTTTTGCTTCCATTCTTTATTCTCCTTTATGAGATAAAATATTACTAAAGACAAAATCACGAATAAAATAGATGAAACTCCCAATTGCTCGTAATTCAGGCTTTCTATCGAGGGTGGAATCAGTAACAAGAAAACCATATAGTATTGTCATTGATGTGGCATTAATTCTTCCATTATTAGAAAAGTAATAGGGAGAAGCATTCTCCCCCCTATTCATGATATTAGGCTAATCCAAACAATCCGTTGAGAGTTGTTTGAGTAATACTGTTAGCAGCAAGAATGCTATCACCAGCATCATTTCCGGCAGCAGGAAACGCGAGCGTCAACTCGTATGTCTGATTGCCAATAGAAGGATCAAGTCCTGCATCAATACTGAGCTGAACAAGATCGTATCCTGAAATTTCACCTGTGGTGCCATCAGAATTTGCGTTTGATACAGCAGTTCCAATCATGTTACCAATGTAATCTTTGAAATTATATGGCAACCATGCACGACTAATTTGTCCGCGAACACCAAGCATATGCTGATTGATTTCTCGAAGATGGCTAATTGTACCAATACCACGAGAAGGAGCATTGCCGGCAGCAATAGTTCCAATTTGCTCATCATCATCATTGTACACTTGAGTTACAAATGAAACATATCCGTTTTTACCGGTGAAAGTAAGCGTAGTTGTAGATCGTGATACAGTAAAGAAACGATCATTCTCATCAATAGCGTTGATTGCAGCTTCCAACTCAGTAGCTGAATTAGTAGCTGTAGATTCTGCTTTAATGGTAAAATTGAATGTTTTCTCTTTGTATCCCTGATCAAGTCGGGTGAGTTTCAGATTGATGTTACCTGTAGTAGGTAGTGAAGTAAGCGTAGTTGTTTGCTTAACTTCAGGAGAAAACAAACTAAGCTTAGCTCGTTTTACCTTATCGGCAGTAATTAATCCACTTTGGATAATAGACTCACCATCTTCATTCAACTGATAAACAGAGAATGGTTCAGTAATTTTAGTATTGCTTGTAATGTCAATAACACTACCGTTAATATCGACAAGTGCTATTTTACCGCTGTCACTACCGGGTTGTCCGGGTTCAACATCGGGCGTAGATTTAAATATATCACCTGATGTTAACAGCGCTTCTTTATTTTGGAGGAAAAGTAATCGACTCATTGTATTATTCTGTTTCGTTGAGGTTTATAAGTTGTTGTTGTTCACCAAGTTTTCCAACATCAGAAAGCATACTCTTTACAGCAAGAGCAATAATTTCATCATGTGTTTGTTCTGGCAAATCACAATCAACACTGTTACTTGAAGTGTCAACATCATAGAAAACAGTAGCTGGTTGTTTAAGATAAGTGATTAATGCAGTATCTACAACACAGTTTTGAGGAGTATAGATTGAAAACCCATCCCCAAACTCATTATAGACTACACCTTCTTTTGAAGGTTTGTTAAAAGGATCTTCTAAAATGATATTTATATCATCGTGAGGAATATATTTAGCTTGAGCTATATATGTTTTTATAACTGAAACAACGCGTCTTTTAATTTTTTCATCAATCATTTCAGTTGTAATATCTCCTTGTTTGAGAATTACTGAACCTATAGATAATAAATAGAGATAATCATCAGGTCGTTCTATATAATCAACCTCTATTGACTGAACATCTCCTCTATACAAAGCATCTTTAGTTTTGTAAGAAACAAGTGTATTAAGATCAGCAAGCCGTTTAGGAGAAGATTCAAATCCTCTCCTGAAACGATTGCTTAATGGCTCGATTCTATCCTTTACAAATGACGTAATAGCATTATTCAAATACACATCAAGTTCACCGGGAACTAAGTCACGGTTACGGTATGCTCCAACTTTATTAAGTCGAAGGAGCGCTTCTTGGTGCATTTGTTCTATTGTCATTGTTATTCAGACTTAGTTGTTTCTTCCTCTTCAGGCACAGTTTTACGCTTGGCTTTAGCAGCTTTCGCTTTGTGTTTTTGAGGATTCAATTCTCTCAACTGAGCTTTAAACTCATGGAGTCTTTTAGAATTCTTTTGTGATTTCAAAAAGTTCACCATTTCAGATTCTGACTCAGCAATCGGATCACCTTTATACATGTATGTACCGGCAATATTTTCAACAATATTGTATTCAACAAGTTCTGAAATCATAGACTTGAACTCAAGATTTTTATCTCGTACAACTTTGAGAAACTTTTCGGGGTCTTTTTTCAAAAGCCGGCTGGCAACATTCTGTCGCTTCTGATGGCTCATTTTATCTACCATTGTTTCACCGAGTGTGCGAAGAACGTATTCGAGTTGTTCTTCTTTATCAGATATCATAGCAAGTTCTTTGTAAGCATCAATTTCAAGCTGAACTTTTGTGTTCTCTTCAGTTTGAGATGCTTTAACATCATGGATATAAAACCGAACATGATATTTATTATCCGCGTCTTTTTTCGAGTTTGCCACATCTATATGTTTTGTAGCAAGCTTATAACGGAACCAGTCAATTGAGTTCTTCAAGTTACCATTTGCATCTTTTCCAACTTCAAGAAGGACACCATGAAAAGGAACTTTAAGAACAAGATCTTGCCAAAAACGCTTTGTTTTCGTTCGGGCATCACGATCTTCTTCTCTGATATCAAGATACGGATAAAGGTATTTAACCTCTTCCTCATGGTTGATGGGGCGCATGACTGCACCATCTTCAAACTGCGAACCTATACGCATTTCCTGATCTTCCTGTACTGATTTTGGAAGATGAGTATTTCGTATAATCGGTTTGATATATACGGTATGTTCATCTAATGATGCTTGTTTTTCAAGCAAGCTTTCTGAAGTATTCATATTGTTTCTTCTTCTTTGATTAATAAAAAATGCGGTTCAGCCCGGAAGAAGAATTCTTTCTCTACCGGACCTCCCCGCAAGTTGTTTAAGTTACGATAATTTACATTCTAAAATGATAGAAGTATCAAATCGCTTCAGGATAACGCCAGCTTCTTTCAAGAAGTGAACACTGAATCCATCAATGTCTGAAGATCGAAGGAAATCCTTCTGACCTTGGAATCCATTGGGAACAGTAGATCCCGCAGTAGCCCAACGCTTCATTGAACGTCCTTTACGAACAATCATCTGAAGGTTGTTTTCTCCTTCATACTGAGTCTGATCAATAAAGACCATCTTGTATGATTCAATAGGTTTTCCTGAGATGGGGTGTTTTGGAGAAGCTTGTGCTTTCGCTCCCATATCAAACAGGTTTACTCGTGCGACAGTTACTTCGTGACCATCATTGTGACGATAGATAGTGAAGTATTTACCGAGAGAAAGACTTCCGCCTTTATCATTAACAAACACACCATCGTTAAACTTAGCGTATTCGTTGTCGTTAAGATACGCTTTCATTGCGTTATCAAACTCTTCCATTCCACCAAGACCGGTATAGAGTGTAACCTTTCGGTTGTCTCCATCAGTCATTCCGTAGAAAACATCACCAATAATATTTTTGATTTTGTTTTCACTAAGGAAAGAATAGGTATCACGGTTTATAACCTGATCAAAGATACCGGGACCGATAACAACAGGCTGTCCGCGTTCGTCAACCATTGTTGAGTGACCGCTTTCATCGTAGTTCTGCTTTCCGTACCAGTAGTACATCTCGCATTCTTCCAACCATGAGATGTAATGGGTGTACTCTTCCCAATCCATCCACATGTTAGTGGTTCCTTTATTCGTCTTGAAATTGAAATCAGCAACGTAGTTAGGAGCATTACCATCCATATGGTAAGACTTACGTACCGTTGTCAATTTATGACGAATGGTTTCAGCACCTTCCCAGTTGGATTTGTTACCTCTTGACAAAGACTGACCAACAGGAGCAAACATTTGCGCCCATAGTTTACCTGCACCAAGAGAAGATGCGGGAATAAATTCAGAAGGATCATTACCAACGATCTGACAGAGATATACATATCCGCCTTCTCCGGCATATGGTTCTTCCATAATTCTAACCTGAGTATTAACACCATCGGTCAACACATAGTCCTTAATGAACCATTGATCAGGAAAGACGAGTTTGAATTTAGAGAACCCAAGACCAACTTTATCTGTTCCGGCAGGAGAAGATAACAGCGGACGGGTTTTGCGCGTACGAACTTTTACATCGTATTCGTATGCTTGTTTCTTTGACTCATAAGGGTCAACATTTCCCATACCTTGGGTCATCCAAGTTAAAGGGAATTTGTCTTTTTCCTTACCAGCTAAGTGAATCAACGAAGGAGTGATCTTCTCAGGTTTTTCCGCAAAAGCATTAGCGATTGCGTTTTGAGTAGTCATCCCCGTATCATTATAGTATGTTTTGCGTACTTGTGGCATTGTTTTCTGGGGTTTAGGGTTATATTCGTGTCAACAAATGTATGTCTTATTTCAAGTCATTTACGTCAGGAATCTCAAAATCTTCGTCTTGATTCTGAGGAGCGTTTCCGCCTCTCGCGCGATTCTTTTTAAGTTTTTCCTTTAACGAATTAGAGCTTATTGTTTTAGCTTCGTTTTTAACAAGTTTGTCAAGATTCATTCCGCTTTTAACAAGTTGAGCAACTAATAGCATTTGCTCTTGTGTTAAATCCTGAGCATCCAGCATATATTGTGATGGTTTTGTCGGATCGTTTCCGTAAAGATACTCATCAATGTTTTCATCAACCTTAATAGGAAGCTTATTACTTTTTGCTATCTCTTTAGCTTTCTCTTTTGTCTCATTGTATTGCTTGATAGCTTTTTTACGCTCTTCATCTTGCTGTTCGAGTGCTTGCTCTTTTTGAACTTTAGCATTCTTTTTCATTACATCAAGATTCCGCTGAGCGCGAGCAAAAAGTTTATCACCTTCTTCAAGTTCACCAATCTCTTCTTCAACTGCGCTATCATCATATCCCTGAGCTTTCAGATTCTCACGTACAATGTTTCGTTGAAGAGTGACATCTTCTTCTGAAACTTCAGTGTTTTCAAGAGATACTTCTTGAGAACGCATTTCAAAATAGTTATCCGGCGATCCTCCGTTTTTACGATACTCAAGGTATTCGCGAACATCATCAAATCCACCATACTCTTCATTAAACTGCTCTTCAGCTCGTTTAGTTGCAATGAGATTAACAGCTTTGTCAAGAGACTCTTCGGTATCATCAATGTTTCCAAGCTCTTCATCAGTAAATTCATATCCTGAATCAGCAAGCAAAGAAACAACAACTGAATCTCCATCATCATCTTGATTATCATTGTTTTCACTTTTGCTCTTGTCAGAATCATCATCAGAAGAACTGTCATCTGGGTCATCATCAGAATCGTCAGACTTTTGATCTTTATTGTTTGATTTTTTCTCTTTAGATGAGTCATCACTATCATCATCTATAGGAAGAGTACGATCTTCATCTTGCTTATCATCAGGATCACCAAGTACAATATCATCAAGATTGAAATCATCTTGATTTTGATTCTTTTCTTTTTCTCTTCGTTTTCTTTCTTCTTCAGTCATTGTCTCATTGTTTTGATTTAAAGTAACTCAATTAGGTACAAGAATGCCATTTTTTTACAATGATGTACTTATAGCACTTATTGAGATTTTGATTAATTTTGTTTATTCGCTTGTTTGCGTTTTATAGCTTCATCAGCTTTGTTGCTACGCTCTTTTTCACTAAGCTCTCGCTCTTTAAGACGTATATCATCTTCATGCTTTTTCTTATCGAAAGAGTCATCTTCAGGAAGAGTTTGTTTCATTTGAGCTTCTTGAAGTTTGCCATCAATCTCCATTTGCTTAATGTTTCTCTCATGTTGCATGTTCTCTTTTTCAAGATCTGCTTTTTCCTTCTCAATCTGCTCTTCCATTTCTCTCATCTGCTGACTTCTTTGAGCCTGAGCTTTTTCCATGTCTTGAATTTTATTCTTGAGTTCAGCAAAATTACGTGAACGAATAGTTTCAGCTACCGCACTCATAGGCGCACCATTCTGAACCATTGCCTGAGCAAGACCTCTCATCTGTTCTAAATCATCAAGATCACGAATATCGTTGGTAACAAATACATTGTATTCACTTTCAAGATGTTGTATTCCATCAATCTCGTAGAACTCGGCTTTATTTCCATCACTGTGATAATGAAGCTTTTTACCATCAAGCCATGCTGCTTTGGAGTAATCAAGCAAACTTTGAAAAAATACTTGTTCAAATTGACCAAATTTAAAAAAGTAATCTTCTGTAATATGAGAGCTTTGAATAACAGCACGTTCTGTAGTACCCTTTCCTTCATAAGCTCCAACCTGACCTTGACGCTGAGGGTTAATACCGGTCAAGCGTTCAACCGCTTCAAGGATAAACCGGAGAAGCTCAATGTATGAACCAATAGACTTAGCAGTAAGATCAATGTAACTTTGATGTGTTGGGGAACCACGATAGTTTTCCTTGTTATAATCAACAAAGGCTATCCCTGTTTTATCCATCCAGTAAAAGAATTCATCAAAACTTTCAAACTTAGATGGTAGAAAATTAATATCAAACACTGCAATTGTATCTCGTGATTTAGCAATAGCGCGTTCAAGACGATACATGTACACGTTAAATAAATACTGGTATGGTTTTACAATAGAAACAAGTGATATTGGACGTTTGTAATAATCACTATACACTCTTCCATTTATAGGTAGTTTGTTACCGCCATTACGTGAAAGCATTGATCGCTGCACCGGCACAGGTTCAACATTGACATAATAAGAATTGTCAATACGTGTTCCTCTCCATACTTCCTCATCCCAATACCATTCAACTTCTTCGTACTCTGCGGGCTTATAACCATCTTCAACATCATTTGTGTAGAACTGACCTGTAGTAGGATCAATTCCTTCAACAATACCTACTTTCTTTTGAGATACCCACCATACATTAAAGTATTCAATTTCAGGAAAGATGTTTTGTGGACCTTCATTTTTACCAGTTCCGTTATCAACATCAGAAACCATTAGTGTTCCCTCTGCGTTTTCTCCATTTGAAGACTCTATTTCAGCAATAACTTTTTTTCCATATTTATCCTGAAGTGCTGATCCATACCGGCGAAGAATATGAGTATGGGTAGTCGAACGTCTTCTCATTGCCCAAGAGCCATCTTCTATAAACTCTATTTCCTGATCAGGATCAAATGAAATCTGAAGGTTATCCGGAAAGTCAATGAAAAGTTCATCATCAATCAACTCAACAACAACTGTGACCATCCCATCAATAAGAAATCCCTTGAATGCTTTCTTAAGTTTGTAATTGAGATTCTTGCTGTATCGAAGATAGTTTAGCGAATGCTGTCCGCGTATTGTACGCTCATCACTATATGACTTTGAAAACTCTTCAGCAAATTCTTCATAATCAATTTCTTTACCGGAACCCTGTTGTTTGAGTTCACGCATGAATTCTTTATAAATGGCTTGCTTAAATTTTTCAAAAAGCTTTTCTCTGTATTTTGAAACAACATCATCATTGGAAGAAGTAACAGAATCAGATATCGGACGCTTTTGTTTTTCACCAGTCAGTATATCAACAAGAGGCTTTACAATATTGTAATTGGTAATATTAGGCATGTTTTCCCTGTCTTTACCAAATGGTTTTAAAACATCTTCATAATTACTGTCATTAATAACCCCATCATAAAGATCTCTAAATGATTTTCTTGCGCGTTTGCTCGAACTGTCATGGTTAGAAGCCATTTCAATTATAGCATCAACACATTGTTCTTTCCATTGTTTATCTTTTTGAGAAGAAGTTTTTTGTTGTGAAGGTAAGCTGTTAAGACTGCTCATCGGGAAACACCGTGGTATATACTTTTAAAGAATTCATCTTGTTTTTTTTCTTCTTCTGCATTTTCTCTCATTGGCTTAAACTGAAGTTCTTTCATATAGAACATAGCAATAATCAGTGAGGATACTCTATCGAAATTACCGCTTTCATTGTATTTAATCAATTCTTCAAGTAAACCAACATCATAAATAAATTCATAACGCAAGATTTCATTGTCATTCATGTCATAAGCAACCGGTTCAAGCAACCAGTCTCTCATATAAATCAACGCTTCTCTCTTACGATCTTGAGTAGCGTGCATACCAAATTTTCTGCGAACTTTTGATTTAAGTTCTTCTTTATAATCAAACTCAAACTCTCCTTCAAGCTTATGAAGCTGTTTGGTGGCACGCGCATGAGCAATTGTATTACCACGATCATTTTCAAATCCTATCTTACAATTATAATATTCAGCAAGCAAGAAAAGAGTTTTATTAAAATCAGCAAGTTTATCAGGACGACCTACATAGCTTGCAACCGGGAGACTGTGATAAGTGGGCGAGTAAGGGGTAGAACGTTTAAACACATATGCTGACCCCACACTCGTTTTATCTTCAGCATCTTCAATCGCATAAGGATCAAGCGATATAAAATACATGTTGTCATAAGGACGCGTAGTTTGAGGATTTATGATAGCTTTCTCCCAAACTCTTACAGCACCTTCAAGATTATCATTGTCTTTATGAGGATAATGGTCAAGAGGTTTAAGATCTAAATCAATTTTGAAATGAACGTCTCCATCTTTTTTATAGAGTTTCCCGCATGTACTCATATTGTCAAGCTTTTCAGCTATAACGTATGCTTTTTGCTGAGAGAGTTCGAGCGTAGGAAGAATATTCTTTCTTGTCTCCATTAATGCTTCCGCAGGAGTAAATGGCTTCTCTGCCACATACTGACTATATGCTTCCTGAGAACTTTGTTTTTTCTTTTCTCGTATCTTCTCTTCAGACTCTTTGGCAAGATAAAGATCAGAGTTCCCATCTTCATCCATGTAGCCAACTTTGTTTTTATGAATCGGAACAAAGTACCCGCAATACGTATTCTCAAGACCTTCTTCCCATTGGTTATATACAGGAAGTATTTGATAGGCTTCAGGCTTTCTAAATAATTCTTCAAGACCAACCATGTCAAATCCACCTGAACCACCGGTTCCAAAAGCAATCATTATACCTACAGTATAATCACCATCTTCAGCAGTAGAGGCTGCAATCGACCATGATTTTATCAAGTCTTTAAACTTACCAGCTTCTTCCCATAATGTAAGTTTGGAAGAACCACCACGAGACTTATCAGGGTTATTATGAAAACCAACACCACGTATCGAATTCAATCTTCCCGCATCAATCTCTTTACCATCTACAACTTTTGTATAACCAGCTTGCTTATACAAATTTTGATCAATAAGGAAAGGCTGACCCCACGGGCAATGTTCATTATTATGATAAACTCCAACCCATGTCTTGTCTAAAAGTGCATCACCAAACAGATAATCTTCATCATAAGCAAACGCGTTATTCATTGTGTTGCGTAACAAATGAAAATTTCGAGTAAGCATTGCAGCACCTTTATACGAAAATCCTTTACGTCGGGCTTTGACACATACAAGATGTTGACCACCAATCTCCACATATTCAGGAGCAACATCAACTCCAAGGTTAAGTGTCTTGTACTTTTCAATTTTCATTCCGAATTCAGCAATATGAGTAAGCCAAAACCAATCATAATCTCCATCCCAGAAGGCAGGAAACTCTTTGACCTTCTTTGCAGATTTCATTGACTTTCCTTTGACAATAGTACGCTGTATTGGAAAGAAATTAAGATACCAGTAATGATATCCTGTAATCTTTTGACCACCTATCGAGTATCCTTCAATGCATCGTCTTTTCTGCTCTACCCAGTAATCGTACCAATCTTTTGTACCCCGCGGAGCATCATTATAAAACCCACCATCATTAAATCCTCCTGAAGAGCGAAACTGATTGGCGGCTGGGGAGAAAAGATTAGTATTTACCAGCATTTATTCTATTATTTGCCAGTCATCTGATAACATGTCTGTGTTTGAGAAGCAAGCCAACCGGTAAGAACTTTCTTATCTGCTGTCCACATGCGAATAGACCCATATGTATCAAACGTACTTTTCCCTGTTTCACTTTCAATAACTTCACGAAGATTAGGATCGTTAATTACTTTTGTGGGAATATTATCGTTTGCAGGAAGCAGGAACAAAAACATGTTTTTTCCATTCCATCCTTTACGTGCAACGCGCTTACCCTTCTTTAAAGCCTCAAGAGCCAATCCGAATGAAAGACCAGTTGTTTTACGATAAGCATCATCGAATTCTTTCTTAGGACTCCATGAAATATATCCTTCATGGTTTGGATGTACTTTGTTATCACTGTTTAGATATTCTACCAAGTATCCTTTATCAGATGGATCTTCATCTTCCGGTATTACCCAACCTCTATAATTGTTGTATTCTCCGCGAGTCATTGGAGTTGCTTTAATAAGCTTTGTTCCAAT